AATGTTTTCCATTTTAGTTTTTTGAATTGTTTTTCCGTAAGTTAATAGATGTTAATTGCTTTTTTTCCTTTCAACATCAAGGATTGCTTTTACTTTTGGAACAACTGAAGATGCAATTGTTCTGTTTTTAATAGCACCACAAATCTTGTTTGCAGTTTCTTCATTGCCATATTCAGCCATTTGGTCTGCAATACATTCATCCCAAGGATATGATTCAAGGTATGTTGTTTCAGCTTCAACAATTAAGTTCTTAATCATTTGAAGATTTCCTTCTTCTTCAGAATATCCCATTGATTTACCACACATCCAAGAACCATCATTCATTTGATGTTCAAATCCATCTGAACAATCATTGTTCTTTCTTACTTTTGCAAACTTGCTTAATTTATCAGTAAAGAATCCTTCAATACTAAATCCAAGAATTTCACCTTCTTTGACTTTGTTCCATATTTCATCATTGTCAACTTTCATTGTTACAAACCAAGTACCAACTGGGCAATGTTCAAAACCGTACTTAACAGATTTATCAATTTCAAATTCTTTTACCCACGATTCAACAACACACATTCCATCAACTTCTTCTTCGTGTTCAAGTGTTGTTGATTGTAAATGATTTCTTTTCATATACAATTCAGAACATTGCTTAATTGTATCCTTTGAAAAATAAACATAGTAGTCAGAACCATCATCATCAAGTCTAAAAATTTGTTTATTAGGAATCAAAGCTGGTGCAATCAAAAGTCTTTTGTCTTCATCTACTTTTGCAAATTGAATATGTTCTTTCTTTTGCTTATTTAAAGCAATCCAATATTCATCAATTGCTGGATCTTCAACTAATGAAATTGCAAAGACACCATCTTGTGATTCTTTTTCTTCTTCTGAAATAATTAGTTCTACTATTTTAGTCATAATTTTTGGTTTTTAAAGTGTTGCTTTTTGTTGTTTTATTTTGTTTTTATTAAGTAGCATATCAAATACTTTTTTTAAAAGGCTATATATTAAGTAGTTATAAGCTTTGGTTTTTAAAGTGTTGCTTTTTGTTGAATCATTGTGTTGATTTGTTGTGAATTTGTGACTTGCTGTTCAACCACAAATGCTTGAACTGGTGGTGTGTCTTGTGCAAACTGATTATTAAACTGTTCAGTTATTGAAGGGATGTTTGACAAGTCTGCAATTGATTCTGAACCTCCACCACTACCAGCAGCAGATGGAAGTGTTGCATCACCTGGCGATGGTGTTGAAGTTGGTTTTTTAGTTTTAACTGAAAGTATATTTTTAATAGATTTCAATCCAGTTGCTAATGATAGTCCAGCAGAAATGTATGACAATGGTGGTGGTGCAGATGCTAAAGCCATATTGACTGCTTTCCAGGTGTCAATTGTAGCTGATGCAACACCAGCAACTTTTGATGCAGCAGTTCCTTCTTCAAATAAGTCACCAGCCATCTTGATTGAATTCTGTACCACATCAAGCTGTGCTGAAGCTAAAGCAGATTTTTCATCATCAAGTGTTTTCTGAACATCTAAATCTTCTTTAGCAAATTTTTCATCTGCTGCAAGAACAAGTGCATTGTATTGTTCTGTGATTGCAACATCATCTTCACCAGCCTTTCTTGCAAGTTCTGCTTTTGCTAAATAGTCTTGTTCAAGTGCCAGAAATTCTTGTTCTCTTGCAGTCATTGTTGCAAGTTGAATTTCATTTTGTGCATCAAACAATTCTTTTTCAAGTGCTGCTTGATTTGTTAGTTGTTCAGATGTTTGACCTGCAATTCTTTCTTTTAGTTCAAGCTGTCCAAGTTGTGCTTCAGAAAGTTTCTTTTGCAATTCAACAGATGATTCATTTGTTGAAAGTTCAAGTTGTGCTATTCTTACTTTTTCATCAACAACTGCTTTTTCTTTTGCTGTCTGTTCTTCAAGTACCTTTCCAAGTTCATCATTTGCTGCAATTCTTTCTTCAAATGTTTTTCTGACATCATCACGAATTTGCCTTTGCATTTCTGCATCCAATTGTCCTTGTAGTTGTTGTGTTGCTCTTTGTACTTCAAGAAGTTCTTCATTCTTTTTGGCATCAGCAAGAGCAGTTCCAGTTGCTAAAGCACCAGCAATTGATATTTCTTTAATTCCTTCAGATGCAACATCAACAGCAATTGAAACAACTGAACCAATTTCTGTGACTGCTTCAGCAATATTTGTGGCAACTTGTGTTCCTGCTTCAACAACATCTTTAACAACTTCTTTTAAATTTGCATTTGTTTCAGCTAATTTTTCATTTAGTTGTGCAATAGTTTCAGGATCACCATCACCAAAAAAGGATTGTTCCCAAGCCAATTGACCTTCTTGAACTGCTTTAGTAATTCCAAAGAAAGCAAGTTTTAAAGGCGATATTGCAATTGTCATCAAGCCACCAATCACTTTTTTCATTCCTTCAAATCCTTCAGATGATTCAGAAACAGCATCAAACACATCAGTCACAACACTTGTAATTTGATTGAATACCACACCAAGAGTTTCTGTAACTATTGAAACACCATCCATAACTGTCTGGTTCTGCATCAAGATGTCTTTTAAAAACTTGAATGCTTCAATGATAAGACCAACACCAAGTGTTTTCATAGCAAGTCCAACACCCTTGAAACCTTTTCCAATTTTTCCCAATGCACCATCTGTTGATTTTCCAGTCTTTGCAATATCTTCAAGATTTTCATTTGTTTCAGCAAGTGAATCTTTTACTGATTCCAAATCTTTTGAAATCTTGGAAACATTGGTTTGGAACTCTATGTCAACAACTATTTTTTCAGCCATCTGAATATGTTTTTAAATTCAATCATTTTCTTTCTATTCTTTACAACTTGACTTTCATACCAAGTCAAACACTTGTTGTTTTCATACAAGTCATTTGGAAGTGATTTAAGCACCTTTGGGATGAACTTCATTGCACCATTCCAATATTGAAACATAGGTGTGAAATCAAGCCTTTTCAAAGATGTGAAATTTGCTTTTTTGGAAATTGTGATTCTTATGTGTTCCATTTTGTTTGTAGATAATTTTGTACTTGATTTCTTTGTGCTTCTGTCACTTTAACTCCGTAAACTATTACTTCATAAATTTCACCAGAATAGTCTTGAACTGGTGACCTTGAAGTTCCGTCCCAAGTAGCACCAACAACAAATGTGTCTTGTAAAGTATTTGATGAATTTGTGTCAATGTCGGTGTTTCCATCTTGGTCAAAAATTTCTCTTGTACCTGAAGCCCTTGTTCCAATTAGAACTTGCTTAGTTGTTGAAGGAATAGTTGCAACTCTATTTAAGTAATCTTGTGTAGATTTGTTCATAAATGATGAACCACCTGCACCAGTAATTGTATTATTAATATTTATTCCATAAAGTTGTGATGCTCTATAACAAATACCTGCAATTGTTTCACCTTTTGTTGATGTCGTAGTGCTGTCAGATTTAAAAACCACAAAAATTGTATTGTCACCATCTGAAGCATTTATCAATGATGATGCTTGATTACCAAGAACTTGATTGTTACCATCAAATTTTATATAAGGATAAGGAACAACAGATGAATAAGTTGGTTTATAGGATGCTGTACTTTGTGTCAGATGATGGTTGTTTCCAGACAAATCATCCCATTGAGAAACAACACCACCAGAATGTGTGATTGTTGTTGGATCAGATGCATCTACCCACAATAAACATCCAGATATTTGTGTTGGTGTGAATATAGGTAAACCACTTGACCTTCCTAAATTCTGTAAACCAACAAGTGTATATTTGAAGTCTATTGTCCAATCTACAATTCCAAGTTTGTTTGCACCATTTGTATTTATATACATATAAAACATACCATCATCAATGTAAACCAAATCACCACCTCCAACTGGTCTGTCAGTTACAACATAAGATGATGATAATGTGAAACTATAATCTGTAAAATTTGATGTTTCTTTTTGTGTATCAAGTGTAAAGTCTTTGATTGAAACAGTTCCAGAATTGTTTGTGTTTAGTATTGTTCCACTATATTTTCTGAATGAATATTCTTGACTTCTTGATGATGCTGTACCTCTATCGTGTCCAACAACATTAATTTCAAATGAAATCATTGATGGAAATTCAAGTCTAAAAAAGTTTATTGATTGGCTATAAAAGTAATCTGTTCCAAAAGTAAACATTCCATTTTGACCAATAAAAACAATTTCTTGACTGTCTGAAAATGCGTGTTTCACAAAATGCCCAGAACCACTTCTTCCTGGTTGATTATATAATGAATCAGCACCACCTGAAAGAAATTCTTCACCATTACCAAGAGCAAGTCCATAATCACCTTGTAATGAATTATTCTTGAATGTTTGTCTTGAATAGACTTTAAAAGATGCACCAGTCCAATTCAATGAATACGGATTCAATAAATTATTTCCACCCTTTATTGATGAATTATTCACTAAAGCATTTATTTTATTTTTATTCCCTTGTGCAATATTGAAGTTTGATGAAGGAACAATGGTGTTGTTGTTTCCATTTATCTGGCTAAAATTAGATGCTGAATTATTGTTTCCAATTATTTGGTTAAATACTCCAGTACTTTGATTGTTTCCACCTCCAATATTATTTCCATCACCACCAGTTGGATCTTCTTCTGATGGATTGTCTGGTTGAAATGTGGTGTTGTAACAAATTAAATCTGTGTTATTATATACATATCCAAATGCTTCACAACAGGTTTCAGATGGCACTTCAACAACTCCAGTTGCATTGTTTATGAATACCACTTGCCCAGTACCTAATACTTGAGATGGTGAAACCAAACAAGATGCACCATTTACATCAAGCAAATCAACCATTTGAACTTTTATCAATTCAATCTGACAAGATGAACTACCAACTAAAGGATAATTTAATATTTTATTTATTCTAAAATATTCATTTTTTACAAATACAATGTCATTGAAGTTCATTGACTGAATATCTAATGCAGTAAGAAAGAATGTTCCAGTCAGAATTCTTGCTTCCCTTGAATAAGTTTCTTCTAAGAACCTTTTCCAATAAACAGAATAAGCACCATTCAATGAACCTGGATAACCTAAGTTGTTGTTTTGTTCACCCATAAATGACAAGCATTTTGTGGATGCTGAAAAAACTGCATCTTCATAGTTTTGAAACAATGAAAATGATGTCTTTTGAATTGCACTTGTTCCTGGTATTGTATCATTAAACCAAATGTCGCTGTTTGTTGTTACATATCCAGAATAATATGAAAGTCTTACTGCTGAAGAATTAGTGCCTTCTGTATTATAGCATATACAACTGATGATGTCTGTGGATGGAATGAATCTTGAAATGATAGGAATGAAGATTGTTTTTATTTCTTCTTTGTCTTTTCCAAAATCATTTGAAGTATTGTCCACATATTGTGAACCATATATTCTTTCATTTACTTGTTTAAAATTAGTATTAAGTACATCATCAGATTGTGCATCTGAAAATATAATTGACTTTGCTTGTAAATCTGCTGTTGGTTTAAGTTGAACATCTTTTGAAACATCAAGTTTTTCAGTCCAATCAACATTGTTTCCATCATCAATCCAATCTTTATATGGTTCAATGTACAAGTGTGTCGGATTCAGTTCATCTGGAATTATTACCAGATTGAATTTCTTTGCAATTGATGTGATGAAATCAAGTGCTTTAATTTTTGCAAAGTTTCTACTTGCTTGAAATTCAACACTTGCATTGTAGTCAAATTCTGTTCCACCAACTGTTACATATGATAATGGTCTGTATCTTATATTTCCACTATCAATTGTAATAGTTGCAGTTGCATCAGTTGTGTTCATTATTAATACAACAACATCATAAGTTTTTGAAGTGTCCAACATATATTGCATAGCACTAATTGTCAAAACAACTTCACCATCAACAAATGTTCCTTGTGGTGAAGTAACTGGAAGAAGTATATTGTCTGTAAGATTTCTAACACAAAGAAATGCTAATGTACCATCAACATCTGCTGGTGTACCACTTATTCTGACCATATGTTGCATTGTAGTCATTACCCACAAGTCACTTGGATTATAGATACCAGTTGTTTCATCATATTCACCAGATTGATTTGTATAGAAAAAACCAGTTGTGTTATTATTTATTACTGTATGAAATCCATTTGATGCAGGAAAAGTTTGTGTTCCATCAGAACCTACATCAACTTTATAAGAAAATTCACTTGTATTGGTTTGTGGTGCTTCATTACCATTGTTCATATCAATATAAACATCAGTCATTTCAGAATCAATAAATGTAGATGCATAAGTATATCCAGATGCATTCAATATCTTTTTAAGCACTTTACTTAATCTGATTTGTGGTCTAAGATTCATCACATTTAAGGGTGTTGCTTCATTTCCAGAAGAACCTTCTGTGCCACCTCCAAAAATGTGTGAACCATAATCATACATTGAATAGACAATATCCCCATTTAATAATGGTGTTACATCTCTATTCATTGAATCTAATACATTTGATTGTGTGATTGAATGGTCATATTCAGACCAATCAAATTCTGTCAAATACTTGCCTTGTAAAACTTGTCCAAGTGTCGAAACAGAACTGAACACCACACATTCATAATGGTGTGTTACATCATTGGAAACAAATACATTTGTCAATTGAAGATAGCCTTCAAAGACATCAAATGTATCTTTTAAAATTGTTGCTTCAACTTTTATCTTTGGATTGTAGTTTCCAAATTGTGTCACTTCAAAATAGTCACCAAAGAATAAATCATTGTTTGGTGTTGAAGGAATACGGAAATTGAATGTGTGATTTCCTTTGGTAGATTTGAAATCTTGTATATCCTTAAACTGATAGTTTGCAGTCATTGGTTGACTGTCAGACAAGTCCAAATATACAACCCTTGATGCATTGACTGAATCTTCTTGTGTAGTTACTCGTATCTGTGTAGCCATCTAAGTTGTTCTAAATTTAGGGTTTGCAAAGTTGAACTTCAATTCATATTGATACAATCCTCTATTCTTTTCACGCTTTAACTTCATTGTGCTTGTTTGAAGTATTAATGCTTTAGCATTTTCACCATCTAACAAATGAATCTGTGGTGACATCATCAAATCTTTTATTTGTTCAATCTTATCTTCTGGAAGATAGTCTGTGAACATCTTAGTTGTAATAGTTGGTGCAACAGATGTGGTCATCATTCCTTGCTTTGCTACATCTAAAGGGTATGCAGTATTGATTTGTGATGCAACATAAGTTGCAAGACCAGTTGCTTGATTTATTATTGGCTTTGTAATGTATTCTTTTTTTACACTTAAATCATCAGTTCTTTCTTTATTCAATGTAATATATTCCCAAGCACCAAATCTGTTCATATATGCAAGTCTTGATTGGTCAAATTGTGGACAATAGTTCACAATATTAAAACAATAAACATCAGACCTGAAAGAGGCAAATGTATCTTCTCTTGCTGAAAATCTATATGATTTTATGGCATCAAGACCACCAGCAACATCATCAGGAAGTGCACCAATAATGTTTGGATCATCAATTATTACTTTTTGTAAATTCTCTAAACCAATACCAAAATATAAATAGAAAGATTCATTGTCAGTTGTAATATCATATGAACCACCATTTGTTGAATTATTTAAAAACACCAAACTTCCAAGATTTGTTCCTCCACAATTTATTTCTGTAAAGTAGTCTACTGTCATTTTATATGGTTCGGCTGATGTATTTATTGCACACAGATTCAACATTGCAATTGTATGATATTCATCTTTTCCAATATTAGTAATATAAGAAGTACCATCAAAATCATAATTAGATGAAAGAAATTGTTTTGTATTTCCATCTAATTTGTAAGGCTCAAAATCAACCACAACACCTTCATCTTCTTGACCTCTACCCCAGAACATATACATTGTTTTTGTAACTGCACCAATTCCTAATGGATCTTTGACAGGAATACCAGCAGCAGTTGTTGCATACATTTCATAGAACTTCAAAGTCATCACATTTGCAACACCCTTGAATGCTTCATAACCAGTTGAATTTTCAAGAAGTCCTGGTGAAAACATCTTTGCAACTCCACCACTTATGTTTGGCAATGTGTGAATGTTTCCCTTCTGTGATGCAGTTGATGTTGTTGGTGCGTCTGAATCTAAAGATGGTGTTATTTGTGGTGTTACAATTGACTTGTAGATTTCAGACAGATTAAATACTGCTTGTCCATCTTGATTCTGTTGTTGTGTGAATGATATTTCCTTTGTGATTGGTGTTGCTATTCCTTGAATCTTGTATGTAAGTTCCATCAAGAATCTAAACTTGAACACACCAGCACCAGTTGTATCTGTGGTCACATAGGCAATATTCTGTCCAGTTGATATGTTGAAGTTTGTGTCGTTTATAAGTACAGTTAATGCCATCTTAAGTAAGTTTAATTTCTTTTATAATTTGCTTAATGAAATCATTAGCCATTGCAAGTGCAACATCAGTTCCATCTGTTGGAATAGCCACTTCAAGTGCATCTTTGAAATAGTTTCTTGGTGCAAGACCTTGTGTTGCAATCTTTCTTCCAATCAGAAATGCCATTGTTTTTTTTGCTGATTCAGTATTCTTTTTGAATTTACCCGTTCCAAGTTCACGAAGTCTGATTGGCTTTGTTTCAATCCATTTCATAATTACACCCTTTGCAACATTCTTTCCTTTGAATTTGAATGGTGAATCTTTTGTTCCTATTGGTGATGCTTCTGAACCTCGCACACCTTGTTCCATAAACAAAGCATAATCAACAGATGATGTGAATTCTAAATCAAAACCAATTGCAAACTTTCCACCACTACTTCTTTTTTGCTTTAGTTGAAATCCTAAAGAAGAAGACAATGCACCAGAATTGTTTGTCACTCGCTTCTTTCCATCAATCATTTTAGATGCACCAAGATTGATCCTTGCAAGTTTTACAACCCTTGTTCCAAACTTCTGAAGTTCTTGTTTAGTAGTTGGAATCATTTATCTATAATTTAGCCATTCCATTGTTGATTCAATGTCTGCATCTGTCATATCAGTTGGTGAATAAATATATTCTTGAAGATAGAAATCAGATGTTTTTGTGACTTCTGTCTGTCCTATTCCAAAGAATTTATTTGAAAAATTAAAGACCGTAGTCATTGATGCTTTATCATATATTGTTCCACCCCACCATAAAGTTATTTCATTTGCTACTGAATCAAACTGAACACAGAATGTAAAAGGTTCAAGTCTTCTGTGAGCAGTTTCAAAACTATTTCCGTTTGTTGGACAAATAGTAAAGTCAGATGCTATTTGTGAGTAATCTGTCCAGCTTATAATCTTTAAAAAACCACCTTGAATTATAATTTCAAACCCATCATTATTTGGAGAACCTATATAACAAATTGAATTATTATCAGTTGTTGGAGAATATCTTGAAAAATCTTTTATTCTAACAAAAAATGTAGCATAATTAGTCGTAGCTATTGGATGCTGCAAATTCATTTGATTGGTTGTTGATGCATCATAAAAATGAAAAGCATTCTTGTTTGGTGACCAAGTAGAACTTGAACCTTGCATTGTCAAAACATCAGAACCTGGAGTTGTATCAACAACTGCTGAAAGTGTTGAAACTTCTTGACCAGTGAATGATGTTTGATTGTGAATTCTTTCCCTTGAATACCAAGCAAGAATTGAAGGTGCAGAATTTGGAAGTGTGAATTCCAATGCATTCTGTCTTCCAGGATTGAAGTAAGGAATCAAACAAGCTGATGCCTCATTTGGTGTGATGACATTGAATGATGTTGCCCATCCAGAACAATTGTCTGGTTCTGTATCAATGAATGGTTGTGCTGATACTGGAAGTTCCATTGAAATCAAAGTGTCTGCATTTATAAAATACTTACCATCTGTTATTTCTTTGCATAAATCTTGAAGAATTAGCAATGAATCAGAAAGACAATTTGCTTCATTTCTCATCTTGTTTGATTCAATGTTGTATCTGTCAAAGACAATTACATCAAATCCATAAACAACAACTTGATCATCAATAGATGTTGCAGTTGGTGTGATGTGTAATGCAGGATATTCTGTGAATTTATCTTTGTCAAAAAAGTTCAATTCACCATAAGTGAAAGAATTGATTTGCTGGTGTTGATCTGCAATTGAATCAAAATACTGAATGATTGCTTTGTATGTTATCATTTTTTATTCTTGTTTTGTTTTTGTCTTGCTTCTTTATCTCTTTCAATTTGCATATCAGCATTAAGTGAAAGTTTTGTTAAACACAACATCAATGGCAAATTTGTAATTGGATCAATCTTTAACAAGTCACCACCAGCTAATGAATCAATAATTGAAAACCATCCATAGTTTGAACTTACAGACTTTTTTCCACCACCTTTGAAGACTGATGAAAATTGTTCAATAAGTCTTTTCCTAAAGCCCAAAAAAAAACAACAATTGCATTTCCAACATTGATTGATAATCTTTCAAATTTAACACTATTTAGTGAATGTACATCAAAATCATATGGTTCAATGTCATATCTGTTTCCATCTTCTTTTACTATTGGTCTGTAAAGAATAGACATAATTTTTGCAATATCATTTTCCTTTGTGAATGTTTCAACATCTACAAATTCACCAAGTGTCAATTCATCCAGATTTGGATGAAAGCCATATTTGATTCCATCAATTTCAATCTTGTTTATAATGGTCTTGTTTACTGGATGATTGATTAATTTATGCAAGTTTTCTTGAATCACCTTCAAGTCTTTCAACTTCATAACTTCAACCACATATTCAGGAATTGAACACAAAACACTAATGGTCTTGATGATGATTGTTTGTTCATCTGTCAAGTCTTTGATTGCATTATTATACTGATTGTATTTCTTAATGCTTACATCATCCCATTTTGTTGGAATGTCTATTTCAAAAGTCTTTTTCATTTCAATAGTTTAAAGTTCTTTATTTTGTTTTTTCCTTTTAGAAAGCATATACACCATAATTTCCTTTGACTTCATACCACATTCTCATTATCAATGCATCAGCATAATCTGGTGACCTTCCAAGTAATTGTTTCATCACATCTTTTGGAACTATTGACAGCTTCTGTGAATCTTTGTCAAGTTTATCACGCTTAACGATTTCAAGTTCTTCAATTATTGTTTGTTTGTATCTTGAATCTTTGATTGATACCTTTCCAGCATTCACCATTTCACCAAATTTGAAGTAGCATTGTGTCTTTAAGTTTTGAAAGTTTTCTGACTTTAATGCTTTTGATCCATTCACAAACCCTTTGATACCAGAAAGACCATCTTTCACACCACCACCAACACCATCTTCATCAACAATTATGTGTGACCTTTGAACATTGTTCTGAAGTGCCATTGATTTGATTGCTTCAATTGTATCAAATATAGATGATTTGTCAAGCATCACAATCTTTTCAACTGACATTCCATTCCAATACATAATGACTGTTTTATCTGCACCAAATCTGGCAACATCACAAGTGATAAATCCTGAACCACTTTCAATTGAATTGGTAAACATATCGTGGATTGCATCATAATCAAAAAGCAATGCATCATCTTCATTGTATTCCCAATCACCAAGTAAAAGTCTTTGTCTTGACACCTTGTCAAGTTTTTCCAGTTGATTGATGTAATGTATTGAAATTGCTTTATTGTCTGTTACAAGTGATTGAATGAATTGTCTGTGGCTTTGAAGTCTGTTTTCTTTTGCTGGTTTATAAAATTCAGAATACAACCAAGTTTTTGTTGGATTGCAAGTCATCAATGTTTTTGGAATCAAATTGTATTTGTCCAGCTTGAATCTTATTCTTGAATTCAGAATGTTGATTGCCTTATGTGAAACTTCAGAACATTCATCAATGAAACAATCTGTGATTTCTAAACCACCAAGTGATGTGAAGTCTGGATCACTTGGATATAAAAACAAGTCTTTCAAATATATAATTGAACCATTGAAGAAAGTTATAGTTGAATCTTGTGCATTGTATGTGAAATCTTCATTTGGTTTAAGACCACAAAAGTCTTGAGCAACTTCAAAGAATGTGTTCAATGTTGTTGACTTTAGATTCTTCAATTTACTTCTTCCAATCACGCTTCTTGTTCCAGCATATTGAAGTCTTCTGTGTATTTGCCAAAGGCAACCAGTAAAAGTTTTTGAACCACCTGCACCACCACCAAAAAGAATTTCAGTTGTTGAATCATCTTCTAAGTATTGAAAGCATTCAACTTGCTTTGGGAATAAGTCTATATCAATTTTTGTTGACATCCAATGGTCTTAAATTTATTACAATTGATTTATCTGTAATTTCTGCTTTGACTTCTGTTCTTGATAGCTTTGGAACAATATATTCAGACATCTTCAAAATGATTTCCAATGCTCTTGCTGGTTCTTCCATTGCTGTTTCTGTTAACCACAACTGCATTTTATCTTGATTGTTTTCAATTAACAGTTGAAATGCTTCACGAATTTCTTGGGTTGTTTTGTTTGGTATTCCTTTTCTTGTTCCCGCAAGTTTGTTTCCTTTTTCAAATGCCATCTTTTTTGTTTTAAAGTTGTGACACTATTTGTCACTTTGACTTGTTAAGATTATAAATCTTGTTTTAAGTATTGTTTAATCACCTCCAATGCAATTTCCATCTTCTTGTGTGTTCCAAGATACTTTCCTTTCACAATAGCCTTAAAAGTACCCTGTGGAGTTGTAATAATGTAATCAGGTAAAGAACCATTGTTTGTGTCTGTTAATTGTGGTTTTCCAAACATCATTTCAAATGCATTCATTTATTCTTCTGTCGGTTGAATAGCTTCTGGAATAATATCTTTCATCTTGATGTCTGTAATACCTTCATCCAATTTCTTCATCAGATTACTTGCAGTCATTAAAGATTGATTAAGTGCATATCCTTTACACATTTGCTGAACATATTGCACCACTCCCAGTTGACCTTCAAACATTGTATCAATCATCTTCATAAAATCAACTTGACCATCCTTAGTTTTTGGATAATCTTCTTTTTTATTTTTAACAACTTTCAAGTTTTTCTTTGTGTCTTTCATATAATAGGTTTTTAAACTGTTCTTTGTCACCATATTTCAGATGACATCTTCGGCAAACTGCCATTAAATTTTCAATATTATCTTTTAACTTTGAACCTCCAGATTGTCTTGGTTCTATGTGGTGAATATCAACTGCTTTCTTTCCACACATTTCACAAGGAATAAATTCATCACCAAAATACCCGAAGTGATCCAAATATGTTTTTGTGTGTTTTTTCATTCAAGTTTATCTTTTATCTTATCAATTAGATTGTTCATATACCTAAGATAGAAAATATCAAATTCAATTTCTGTCTGCTTGTGTTGTTTCCAATAAACATAAAGAACACCACGCAATCTTTGTGAAGGTGTTTTCCCATCGTTATGGTCTGAAGATAATTTGAAGCCATCTAAGGCATCCAATTCTTCTTGTGATATGTTATCACTTGATAAGTACATCAAGCATTCTGTCTTTCTCAAATCAAACAATTTGACTGCTGATTGTGTGTTCAGTTCATAAGTTGACAGAACTATCTTGACTGAAGAATCTTGCCTGGTTGCAATTGATTCAACTCCTACTGGAAGAACTAATTTTGTCATTTGATTTCATATTCGTTGATTATTTCTTGCATCTCTTTCAATGCTGATTTTAGACAAGGAACACAATTGCTTGAAGTTGTATTTCCACCAAAATATTTTCTTTGCATATCATACAGCAAAGTCTTTTGATTTGGGTTGATGGTATTTACAACATCATTTAATAATTTCTTGATTGCAAGATAATCATTTTCAGTTACTTGAAGGCTTTTCCACTTATCAAATGGACATCGACTAAAGGAAATTTTTGTCTTTGCATCCATAAAACAACCACAAGTTCTTTTCTTTCCAACTTTAGTTCCTACAATAGCAGTTCCACAAGTTCTCGATTTCTTTCTGAAGTGATTGCAAGATTCACAAATTGCAATTCTTTTCTGTGCAAGTTCTTTATCTGCTTTGAATGGAATCATATTTGGTTTTTAATGTGTTTTTTTACTTTCTCAATTGTGTATTGAATAGATTTGAATGATATTCCAGTTTCTTTTGATAGCTTTCTAATTGAAAGACCTGCTTCATAATAAAGTTTGAACAAGTCTTTATCATATTGATTCATTGATTCAAGGCAATCATCAATCTTTTTATTCAATATTTTGTTGTGTGAATTTATTTCTTCAACATCTTCTGAATTCTTATTTGCTAAGTGTTCCAGGAATGAATCATCACTTTCAATTTTCTTCTTTTTATACTGAACATATTTTCTGTTGAATTGTGACTTCTTTGAATAGTATTTTACCATCAAAATTTTACAAATGTATGTTTTGATTTTTCCTGAATCTATGATGATAAGAAGTTTGTGTTGATTCATTGACATCAATTGAAGGAATGTTTCTTGAACTAAGTCTTCAGACAAGTCAGAATCTTTGGTTTGTTTAATTGCAAATCCAAGATAATATTTGAAGTCTTTGTATATCCATTCAATTGGATGCCATTTGTTTTTCATTTCTTGATTGTATAGTTCACATCAACTTCTGGAATGGTACAATTTAAATACCACTCAATTCTTTCAAGTGTTTCATCAATTCCAGTACAAACACAAGCTAAATATCCGTTTTTATTCAACACACCAATCACATTCTTTTGTGCTTCTGTTGGATAATTTCCTTTAACCTTCAATTCTATTGCAAGACCATTGATGATTTCACCTTCAACAATCCTTGATGAATATATGAACAAGTCTGGGAATCCTGATGTATATCCCCTTTGTTTATAGTCACGATGTCTGGCATTCTGTATGTACACACCACCAAGTGAACCATTCATCAAGATGTCTTTGTGTTGAAGTTTCATATATCTGACAATTGCTTTCTGAAGTTGTTGTTCTTTTTGCTTTCTCATCAGTTTTTCTTTTTATTTACCATTAATATAACCTTGAATTTCAATGGCAATTTCAATCTGTTTTACTCTATCATATAGCTTTATATTTTCAGCAAGTTGTACTTTAAAAGCTGATGCATAAGCTTCAACCAATTCTTCTAAATCAGCTACGGAATGAACCAATTCAACCATTTCTTCAATTTCAACAAAGTCTTCAAGTGCAAAATCAATTGATGCATCTACTTGATGAAAGTCTGGATGATTTCTTGTTACTAAATCCAGAAGATGTTCTGTTTGTTCTTTTTTTGTCATTTTAAAAAGTCTTTTAATTTTTGAATTGAAGTTCTTTCACCAAGTGCAGACCATTCTGAATCTTGCTTTGTCTTCTGTTTTTGTCTTTCAAGAACTATCAAATCTGTTTTAATATTTCCATAGTCTTTGATCCAACCAAGAATCATCCCTCCATCAATTCTGTCATATATCTTTTCTTTTGTCTTTGCAAGTTTTAAACACATTGCAACATCTATGAAATTGATTCCACGATGTTCATTAACAATTATATATGCAGTTTCTTCAAGCTGTTCTTTTGACATCTTAGTCTTGCAATTATAAAAGTCTTGAAACTTAATGAACATTAACATCAAAATGTCAATAGTCTTTTCTTCTTCCAACAGATGTGCTTTATACAAAGATGCTGGTGGATTATTCAATTGAACTTTCACCACATCATTCATTGACATCTTCAGAATTTGTCTGTTGAATTTTGGGTCAATTGGTGAAGTGATTGTCTTAACTATATTTTGCAAGGATGTCATCAGCTATTGAATTAGTTTCTTTGTCTTTTTTTAATTGTTGAATAATATTGACCAAATTAGAATTTATCTGAGAAAGTTTTACTTGCTTTTGCAAAAATGGTTCAAGATTCTTCCAATTAGAAAAGATGTATTGTAATGCATTTAAAATATCTTGTGGTGTGTGATTACCTTTTTGAACACAAAGCTTCTTCAAGTACACTAAAATGGTCTTCATTGCTTTTCCTTGTACTGCATCAATCTTTGCTGGTGCGTCAAAATTAGACAAACAAAATTTGTGATAGATGTCGACTGACATCTTATAAATGTGTTTATCATCTTTGTTTTGTATCTGTTGTTTACTATCTGGTATAGGTTCACCGTTTTCAACAATTGCATTTGTCGGATTCAACAAATCCATTTTCTGTTTTCGAGAATTGGATTTTTCGTTTTCAACAAATGACTGTTCATCTATGAATGCAAACCATTTGGTTCTGTCATATTTGGCTTTGTTATAATTTCCAACCATCAGAACTTCTTGTTCAATCAATGATTTGATTGTTCTGTTTATTTGTCCAATGCTCCAGAACGGAAACAATTGCTTGAATGCAACTGCTGAATTGTATGTCCAAGTCCTGTCATTATGCTTTGAATTCTTGTTTGCTGAATTCTTTTGAATCCAGAATTGAAAATTCTTTATCATAATAGCTTCATTGACACCAAATTCTTGTGCATAATCTGTGTTAAATGAATATTCCATCAGTAATTAATTGCTTTGAAAAGTGCAAGTTCAGAAATATTTTTCAGTTTTGCAATCTTCTTAATTTGTGAATTCATTTTTTCAGGTGTTGAAAGATAAATGTCCAAAGTATTTCTATGAATATTTAATTCCTTTGCCATATTCTTTTTTGTTTCAAACAGATCCTTGAACAATTGTTCAGTTTTGTTTTTAGTTATCCAAACGCTCATATCTTAAAAAGGTAAATCATCAGTTTTTTCAGTCAGACCTTCTGACTTTTCAAGGCTTCTATACTTGTCAAGTGTATCAACAGCATCTATCTTTGGAGTTTGTAGTTGTTCACTCATTACCCATTCAACAATTGTGTTTGCTGTCTTAAATACTGTATTCAAATCAGTCTTGTTGTTTGCAATACATAAATCTGATGCAACCTTCAATGATGACTGCTTCACAATCATTCTTTGAATATCTGGATTTGTACTTGTTCCACTTGCTTGTGGTGTAAATGATTTCTGTGAAAAATGTGGTTTTATTTTCTTTCCAAATTTGTTTTCAGTCACTTCAAATTCCTTTTCCATTCCAATTGGAAAATTCTTGTTTCCTCCATCTTGTGTCTTGGATAAGTATTCACCAACTGTTCCATCTTCAAAACTAATTTCAAACTTGAAGAATGTTCCGTGTGTCAAATCTAATGAACCACTTGCTTGATTGCTTTTTACTTTACTTTTTTTTATTTCCATTTTATTGTTTGTTAAATTGATTTTCGTTTTTTGGTCTGCCTAAAGCAACCCATTCTTCAACTGTTCCACCATTGTACAAAGTAATTTTTCCATCACTCCATTTCTGTCTTTCATTTGTCCATTGCTGATGTTCTGCATCCAGTTGCATTGAAAGTTCTTGTTCCTGTATGTATGGATTTCCATTGAACACTCTTTCCATAAATTGATTAAATAGTCTTGACATAATACTTTAATTTTAGATTGTTATTGTCTGAATTATTGTGCAATATAGTACAAATAAACTTACAATGATTTGATTATTCTTAAAAATTCATTTATTCCAGTTTTAATTACAAAGGAAGTGGTCACAACAGAATTGTTTTTCAGATTCATTTTAGTAATCACCTTTTCTTTTGAATCATTAATCAAATTTATTTCTCTATGTTTCAACTGAAAGTCCAACAATGAAAGGATATTTGAATCATCATAATTGCTTTTTTTAACTTCAGCAATCATCCAAATCATTCTGCTGATAAATTGCTGTCTTGTTTCCATTGGTCTTGTATTAATTCAATAATTTGTTTATTTGGAATACTCATCTTTTTAAATAACCAATCTGGAAATTCAAGTTCATAATCTGTTGACCAATAAAAACCATCTTTTTTGTTTTCAATTATTTTCAACTTTGTGTATTTCTTTGGAAGGAATAATACATCAACAGAATTTCTGCTGAATTTTATTGCCAATGCTTTTTCAGATTCCAGTTGTGTTATTGATTGTGATTTATAAATTTTAATTTTCATAAATGTTTTTTTAATTGATTAAGTATTTGCAATTGTGAATCTATTCTTTGACCTATTGAAATACAAGTGTCAAGAAGTTCTTGATTGTTTGCTGGATAGAAATATCCTTTTGAACTTGAACATATTGGTTCACCTTCATTTCTTAAATGGTTGATGATTTTGCGAAGTCTAACACCTTGTAATTTGAATTTGGTGTTGGTAGTGAAACCTAAACAAATCTTTGACCCAGCAATTGCATTTGGCTTTCCAACATACTTCTTCAAACCTTTTACAACTGCTTGTGCAATCTTCAATTCATCATCAGATAAATTGCAAGTTTCTTCTTCAAAGTTTATTATCATAATTTATTTGAAATTTTCATCCACAACTTTCTTTTATTAAGCACATTCATTGATGCGTGAATATTGTAATAAATAGACAAATACCTTTGAACAACATTCAAAGACTTGTTTTTTTTGTGTGCGTATTTCAGCACCTCTTTTATGATAGATTTCTTGAACATTAGTCTTCGATATTATAGTAAGTAACAACCCATCCTTGACTATGTCTTGAAGTGTTTGATTGTATTGACTTGATTGCTTCTTCTTCTGTCTTGCAAAGTTCAACTTCTTTGAATTTTCCACCTTTGAAACTTGCAACAACTTTAAATTTATACATCTTATCTGCTTTGATTGAATTTAATTGTTTTGTAATGTCACCGAAAATGTGGTCTAAATTTGTCATAATCTTTTTTTTAGTATAAGTTTCTGTTTCTTAAACCACCTTTTGAATAAAATTCGCTTAATTTTTTTAGGCTTTCACCTTTGTCTGTTTTTGAAAGTAATAATTGCTCTAATTCTTCAAGTAATTGCTCTTTTGAAAAACTTTTTAAACTGTTATTACATTCTTCTAAGTAATTTGAATCTTCTAAATAAGTCATAATCTTGTTTTTCATCTTAGCTTTATTGCTTTCGATATTCAAATATACACCTTTTAATTCATTGTACAAATAATTGTACACTAATCTTCACAAGTATTCCAATGAAAGTGCTTCAATCATTGATTGTCATTGATAAAAATAAAGGAATGTTTTTATTTACATTTGCAACTTTTACCTTCAAAGAATGAAAGACATAATGGAAGAACTGCAACCAAAGTAAAACACACAACCATCCAATTCAACGGATTTGTTTGAAGGTATGTTGAAATTACACCAACAAGAACACCACTAATTGTTCTTTTTGCACTCCACTTCTTGTTCTTATCCTTGAATAAATCTGGAAGAATTGAAAGTGCTTCTTTTATAATGTTAGATTTTATCATCTTGTTTGTTTGTTTAGTATGTCCAAAGAACTTCTTGTGGCAATGTCATATCATTATCACAATGAATAAATGTCTTGGCAATTCCAATTCTTGTGAATCCTGCAATTATTAATGCATCAAGTATCAACAATCTTTGTGAAGAATTATCACAAGCAATATCAACAGCACATCCACGCAAATGTGAAGAATTCATTTTGCCACCAATCTTTGCATTGTGTTCTTCAGTCCTGAAAGAAGAAGTGATGTTGAATGGTGTTTCAGAAATGTTTCTTGCTTCTTCCAACATAACCAAAAGATTTGAATCCATTTCTTGAAAACAATTGACACCATCACATTCAAATTCTGATTCTTTAAAATACTTCATTTCAATCGTTTTTAGTCACTATCTTTTTAATATTGTATATCAAGACTGAACACAGCACAAGTATTGTAAGAACGCTTTCAATGTCCATCAAGGGAACTGTAATTGCACAAACATTGATTGTATTAAATGATGCTAATTCATTTATTGTTGATTTCATTTCTTTTTTTCAAGTATAGTTCCAACAATTTCTTGTTAATTTTCTTTTTTTCTTGATTGCCTTTGCAACCTTTCTTTCTTCCAGGCATCTATTTACAGCAATTCCAATTTGCCAATTTGTTGATTCCTCTTTGTGATCCTGAAATTGTCAAACCTGCTTCTGCATATGTTTGTGTTTCTGGATAAATGTCTGAACCAGTATTTGATGCGTATTCTGGAAACAATGTAGTGTTGTTTGTCAAGTATTGAATCAATCTTTCTGTGTAAAATTGTGCATTATCTCTTTCAATGTCAACCAATCTCATCACTTCAGATTGTGAAAGTGCTGTAATATTGTCCACATTCCTTGATCCAATAGTTCCATTTAGAATTTTACCTTGAAGATACGGATAGAAGTTTACCAATGTCCATTTTAATGTTGCCATTTGAACATAATCCTGAAGAAGTGTTTCATAATTTCCTGCAATTGTTCCAGCAGTAATTTTTGTTTTCAAAGCATTGAACAAATCTGTTCCAAGAATTGGTTGAATCTGACTGTCTTGTGCTTGAATAATTGAAGGCAACAAATCCTTTTCATCTATTGAACCATCAAGATGTGAATATGCTTTTATATAAGTTGCATCAATATAGATGACTTGTGTTGGTAGTGCCATAATTTAGGATTTCATAAATGGTGGATTAACTTTTCCGTTATTTGGTGTGTCATAAGGTGCAATAGATTCTGTACCTTTTTGAACAATGAATGGATTGTTTCCAACCCTTGTTTCATTTGTCAATCCTTTGTTTGGCATAAATGTTCCATCTGGATTTGACTTTCTGAAATAGATTCTTCTTAACCAACCGTGTCTGCAATAACAACCACCTTTCCATTCAAAGAGCGAATAAGATGATTGTCCTTTTTCAGCAAAATCACCATTGATTCCATCTGATGACATTTCATTAATATCTTCCAAACGCCATTCAAGACCAGCCCTTGACCAATTCATCATTTTTTCACAGAATTGTCTTGAACCATTACCAGGTTTGTTTGGTGTGTTTGAAGTCTTCTGATATGCGTATCTAACTTTGTAAAGACCAACATCATTTGAAGACTTTGCATCTGCATCAGCCATTGATTCAGTTGGCATCTTGTTTGCAAACTTGTGAAGTTCTTCTTTTGTATTAATTTTATCTTCAGAAATTAATTCCCAAACTTCATTGTCATTTTCTTCAGAACATTCTTCAAGTTTAGACAAGAAAAATTCTGCTTGTTCATCACTTAAATGTGGTCTTTCATCTTTTTTTTTTGCTGACATTGTTTCAAGAAGTGATTGACCAGCACCCTTGAAGAAACCTTGTGCAACTTCCAATGGTAGTTGTAAGAATTGAACCAAGAAAACAACTGCTTGTTCTTCTGTCAAGACACCTTCTTGAACCTTTGCAACTATGTCAATTGCTGAACTAATTTGCGCACCATTATAAGATGCATCAACTTTTTCTGTTTCAGCTTCTTCAACTACACCACCAACTTCATCTGATATTGTTGCTTTTGCATTTGGAATCACATCAACTGCAATTTCATTATCAATCACTTCTGCTTCTGTGTTTGTGAATTCAGTCTTAAACAAGTCAAATGGTTCAAAGAATATATCTAAATTCACACCACTTTCAGCCATTAACATTTTTAAAGCATCAATGATGACATCTCTGAATGGATCAATGACTGTCTGTTCAAATATAGCTGATGCAATTTGAAGTTCTTCTGCATTGTTTCCAAGTCCACCACCATCAGTATTGACACCAAACAATCTTGGTGAAACAACACGATTTCCAACCATTATCTTTGAAGTGATTTCAGTTGATAAGAATTGGAATTGTTTGTCTGCATCACTTAAAGGAACAGCTTGAATTTCTGGTGTTGTATCTTTACCATCTGAAAATGTACAAAGAAACTTTCCTGCATTTCTTGAACCTGAAAGTTCAGCTTCAATAGTTCTTTTTATTTCTTCACGCTTTTGTCTTGGTGGAATTCCATTTGCAAAACTGATGATGAAACTTGGTGCAAGACCATTCTCAATCTGTGATAAATGGAATTGAGCAACATTTACATCAAGTTCAATATAATTCCAGGCACCAATATAATCTGGTTTAGGATAATAGTATGAACCAACAGAATTCATCTTCACACACAACACTTGATTTGGATATGTGGCTTTTTCCGATGGATTGAATGACCGATGTTTTGTAGTTTTAACCCTTGCACCAGCACTCCAATTGTATGAATGATAATACCAATCAACACCACCATCTTCATTTGTATCACCTGAACGCATTGTTTCAAATGGTAGCACTTCCATATCAACAATTTCTGTTCTGTCCACAGAATAACTTATTGATATGTAAAAACCTCCGTGAAGTTTCAAATCCATACACATCAATTGGATGTCATTCTTTCCAATTTTGTGATTAATTAATTTGTTGAACTTCATCCAATCTTCAGGATGATTTGCTTTGTTTTTTGCATCTATTCCACCACCATATATCCAAGCTGAAATTGAATTCACCAATGCATTTTGTGTTGCAGAATTTTGATACAAGTTTATTGTGTGCTGTGGGAACAAATTGTCTGCTCCATACCATATGAAATCAGAACCACGCTTTTCAATTTCTTGTGAATCAGTCATTGAATAACTTGATCCCATAGAATTGAACATATATTCTGAAGATGGTTGTGTTTTTTTAGCCATTGTAAGATATTGAAGATGGAATAATTGTTGGTTCTACACCATTCTGTGAATTCTGGAAGTAGTCATTTTTGAAATTGTCATTGTGAACAAGTGCCATTCCATTTGTGACCATTCCATTAATCAATGAATCATCAGAATGTGTTGCACCAGTTTGCCCAAGATATATTTCATAATCAAACAATCCAGTTGTTTTGATGTTGATATGATAATCACCAACAAAGTCATCAAGATATACTTTAAATTGCAATGCTCTTGGATAGTTCTTATCAGAATAATCACTATATAAACTTGACCAATAAACTTCTTGTGAAAGTTGGTCAATTAGTTTTATGTAATATATGAAACCAGTATAATCAGAATTGAAGTTTGGTGTGTATTGTCTTGTGTTTGCAACTTGCCTTCCAAAATTTGAAATGGTGTTGGCATATACCCTTGAATAAACATCCAAAGAAAACACATTCAGAAAACCATTTGAACTTCTAAGATGTAACATCTTTCTTTTTCTTCTTTGGTTTGTCTTCTTCCAAAAATTGTGGAAATTCAGCTTTCAATCTTTCCATTGTTGATTCTGTTACAACTTCACGAAGGTGAATTTTCACACGACCTTTGTGAATTATGCTTCCAATAAATTCTTTTTTAATTCTCATAAAGTAAAGATATAAAAAAATGGTGATGGAATTAACCACCACCATCTTGTTTTTTTATTAATGTAAATCTATCAACTATAATTGTGGTTCATTGTATGTAGCTATATTCAATGCAATTTGAGTAGTAAATGCAGTAGCTGTGAATGGATTAACCGTTGATAAATTGAATGCTGGAAAAGGTTCAGAACCTACCATTTGCATAATATAACCAACATAGTCTGTGAAAGCTACATCACCTCCGTGAGCATATGTCCCACCAGTAACGCTGATTCCATTATCTACACCTGCTAAATAATACACTCCATTGTTATCTAAGATGATAACTTGAAAAACACCTTCAGTCACATTCTGCATTCTTGCCCAAGATTTCTGTGAATCGTGTGACATATGTACATCAAGTGCTTGTTCATAATTGATTGCACCACCACCACCAGTTGTGATTGTTTGGTTTAAAGAAGATGTTTGTCTGTCCAAATCAAACTGAAAAAATTGTAATGCAGTTGGTGTTGGATCAGTTGCTTGTGTTAATGCACTAACAATACCAGTATCAGCATCAGCAGTCACGCTGATAATCTTATTATCACTATACCAGTTTGCAAGAAATATGGTTTTTATACCTCCAACCTGTCCTTGACAAAAATGCCCACGACCTGAAGAAATTAAACAATTTGCCATTGTTGTTTTTGTTTTAAGTTAAAGAATGGAAGGATGTAATTCAATACCTCCTTCTTATTCAAATGTTATACGAACCAGATTACATCAGCAGCAACACCAACTTGTGTTCCAACTGCAAACCTCATTGATAACCTCCAATTGTTCGAACCATCTAATGGTGTCATATCAAGAACCTGTGCCATTGAATCAGAATCTGTTGTTCCAATTCCTACAAATAAATTGAATTTAGATGCAACACAAGCCTCACCTGCTGCAATACCTGGAGCAGAAACAAGTTTATATCCTAAGAATCTTGTTTCACCAGCACCTACAACTGCATTGTTGTAACCATTTCCAACTTGACCTATTGCAAGATTATAAGCAGAAATTGTGATTGGATTAACATATATAGAAACATTTTCAAAATCACCTACAAGTCCAGCAGGAATTGCAGTCACTATACCTTGAAGTCCAGCAATTACATTTGCAGCAGTTATGATGTCACCTACTAAATCAGTTGCACCAGCAGTATTTCCAGATGCTAATTTCAAACCATTGAAAGCAACGAATGCTGAACCAGTTGAATTACCCATCCAAATATTGTTTTCAATATCTGCTTGTACTTGTTTTGCAACATAAAGCATTAACGCATCAGCAAAATCATCTGGAACACCTTGTTCATTTGAATAAGCATCACCTTGCCACCAAGCTTGAGCAGCACCAGCACCAATTGCATCTGAATTGTTGAATGATTGCTTACAAAGTTGAAGATTCACCATTTGTGCAGTAACCATCAAAATTGATTCAGTCAATGTAGTTGTTGATGTTGTTGCAAAATCACAAGCTGCTGCTTGTATTAATCCACCATTTGCCATAACTGGAATAATTGCTTGATAGCGAACACCATCTAAAAGCATAACATTTCCACCGTGTAAAGTAGGAGCAGACAATACTGCAGCGTGAACATAAGGTAAAGCTAATTCACCAGCATATGACCAAGAACCAGCAACTGCTGGTGCTTGAGGGGATGTAAAATTGTGTTGTTTATTTGACATTTTATTTGTTTTTTGTTTTGTTAAAAATTGCGAAAATTCTTTCATCTAAACCATCAGATTTTTTTGTTTCCACAAATTTCTTTGATTTAGGTGTTGACTTAAATGTTTTGGCTGCTGATAATTTCTTCACCTTTTCAAGTTCAGTATTATGAACTTCCATTAATTCAGAAACTTTTAATTCAATTGCTTCAGTTATCATCTTGCCAAGTTCAAATCCATCAGCCTTTGTCATATAGTTTGACAAATCAACTTCAGTTTCTTTTGAAGACATATCTTCTTCAACTGCATCTTCTGATGCTTCTGGTGATCGAAGTGTTGTGATTTCACCATCAACAACTTCTATGACTGCTCCATCTTGTAGTTCATATGTTCCAGAAGGCAAAGCCATTCTTTCTTCATCTTCACCAACTACAAACACCATTGAACCTTCTTCAAATCTGTCTGAATCTGTTTTGATGGTTGTACCATCTACAAGATAGGCTTCTGCCATCATTTTTGTTTCTTCTGAAAGTTCTTCAGTAATACCGAACAAATCTTTCATTTTGTTGTAAATGTTTTCCATTTTAGTTTTTTGAATTGTTTTTCCGTAAGTTAATAGATGTTAATTGCTTTTTTTCCTTTCAACATCAAGGATTGCTTTTACTTTTGG